CTCAAACCAAAAACGGTGATGGAGACTCTTGAAATGACAGATATGCCCATCAAAGAAGAAAAGAAAGGTAAAGTCGCATCAAGTGGTACAAGGGTTGAGATCTCCATAAGCTCACCCGCATCAGTGGAATTCAGCGACCTTGTTCGTTCGACCGGATCCACTAGTTCCTCGTCATCGCTCAGACCAACTCCGATTGAAGTTCCAATTGCGACAATCGCTGAAACAAAAGGGAAGGGAAAGAAAGAGGATAAGGAGAGGGAAATTAAGAGACCAGGAGCCAAGGACCCTGATCTCACAGAAAAGGATATTGAACAGTTAGCTGAGATGTCTAAGATGTACGAACTCCCTTCGAGTCCAATTCCATCAAACTCAAATCGAGTACCTCTCTTTCGTAAAGCAAAAATCAAAAAGCCCGAGGTGATTGACCATTCCGCAACATCAGTCACGTCAAGTGAGATAGAGAATTACCTAGACGAGACCAATATGAATACTGCTGATGTGATCTTGGAAGGAAAGGACGAGAGACCTATCAAGGCAAGGATCTTTAAGTCCATGAGCAATGAGTTACGTAAGGTACTGGTTGCGCAGGAGTACGCTGAGGCGCTACGGGACGAAGAGGCGTTGTCGAGGCGACCACGAAATACACTTGACCCTCTCAAGATTTCAAACAATCGTCGACTCTTGGGAGAGAATACAAATAAAAAGAACATGGAACCAGAAATGGCTCTCTCCAAATTCGCTTCATCATCAAAATACCCATGGTGCAAACATTATCAGACCAAATCAGGCCTACTCGCTGAGGCTATCCTCGGCGACTGCTCCTACTTCAGTGGGAGGGTGAAGGCGAAACGGTTTGAATCTGAAGATACACTACTTGGAGTTTACAACAAGCTAATCAATGGCTACAGCATCTTTGTCAGGAAGAACAAGATGTTCTATACCAACTATGTTGTAGTCGAAGGAAAAACGGCTCCTGTGATCATGGTTGAAGAGATTGACGGCGTTTGGTACCGAGTTGAAATGTTTTCCGAAGTGGACCCAATCACCTTCCTGACCAAGCAAGTTGGACTTATCCGAACGGATGATTACAGTCTCCTACATTTCTTGGCCAGAGCTTCTTTGTCGGTGACCGAAGTGAGCGAAGGATACTGCTTAGCCAAAGCTGTCTTTGGACTGGTGTGGGAAAGGTGGTATCCAAAAGAAAATGAAGCAAAGGAAACACGACCTCCACTCATGTCATCAACAGAAGTGGTTTCAATCTGCAAAAAGCAGTGGGTTGGTTTGATCGCGAATGATGCAATATACATACCCCCTAAAGTGCCCATAGCCAGAATTATCAAGTGGCTCCTGGTCATAGACAACCATGTATGGATAGTCAATTCAAGGCCAACCATATTTGGCTGTATGCGAGTCAAAAGCATCAATGAGTGGAGAAAGATCCTGAATGGTGATGTGACAGTAGAAATCAAAGATTACCTTCAACAAACACTAGACAAAGTGGTCGTGGACTTGGCTCCTAAGACTTATACCCCATCGCGTTCTGAAATCAGGGTCGATACATTTTTCCAAAGACTGCTGAAAATTGATCTAGTGAAACTCTCTCTTCGACAAAAGCAGGTTTGGGAGTACCTGTTATATAATGCTATGATTGAAAAGAACGTTCTCAGCAGTCTGAAACAACTTGTACGCAATCTCGGAAGTTTGAACTACATCAAAGCTGACAAAGAGTGGTTCATATATGACAGAGGAAAGAAGCATTGGATAAACCAAGCCCCAGAGTACGAAGTCCACCATGCTTTTGACGGAAACGATTACGTCAACATCACTATACAGCGAGGTGAATTGCAATGTGATACAAAGAGCAACTATTTGATAACCAACATTGATCTTCAGTTCCTAAGAGGCAAACAAATCATCGACAAGGTATTTGACAATCTTGAAAACTTAATTTATTATGACTATCAGAAGATACTTGTCGAACTAAAAGATGGTGTAGCTGGTTCAGGAAAAACCACCGCCATCCTAAGACTCTACAAAATCGAGAAGGGGTTAATCATTGCACCAACCAGAGCAGCTGTGGCAGATTACCGACGGCGGCCCACCGGTGACATCAAATTAAATCGAACGAACGACAGTATTCTATTGAACGAAACCCGTGGCAAACCAGGGGCACTACAGATAAACACTGTATATGCTGATGAGGGGATGATGGCACATCCAGGTGAATTATTCATCATAGCTTACACAGTGCGTGCAACCCGCCTTTGTGTCTTCGGAGACGCGAGACAGATTCCATTCATCAATCGCGTGATGGGATTCGACATGATCTACAACACCTTGGTGCCTGACAGAACCACCTTCTCCTCAACAACCTATAGGTTGCCGAAAAGTATCATTCCGTATCTAGCGGCTTTCTATCCGACTATAACAACTGCAAGTAAAGAAGTCGGTTCAGTCAAATTGATCAAAATAACAAGCCCAAATGAAATAGATACCGGAGCGGATGTTATAATGACTTACACACAGTCCGAGAAACTCCTACTTCAAAACATGTTCCCGAAAGTCAGGAAAAAGATTTACACGGTCCACGAGTGTCAAGGGAAGGATGAGTTTCATGTGGTCCTAGTTAGACTGGTGCCGCAAACCAACTCAATCTACACTAGACCAGAGCACGCGCTTGTCGCAATGACAAGACATAAAATGTCATTTACATATTATACTGTCACAGACAAAGACGACTTGGTGTGTGATCTGTTAAATGGTAAAAGGGCCCCAGTTGAGATTCCAGGGGTGACAGCAAGACTGACAAAAACGCCTATCATCTCTGCCAAACCATATGCAGTCCAAAAGGCCATACACAGTGAAATTTACTACAAAGAGAAATACATTGAACAACGTCGATTCTGGACTCCAGCGATTAGAACTATCATGAGCAGGATCTGGTTGTTTGTATCCATGGTGACTATCTCCTTTATAAGAGTGTTCAACTCACAAGATAAGGAACTGAAACCAAGCGCTCCACTGGTAGATCCCGCCTTAGTGCAACTCACATTGAACAGCTTCTTTCCGTTACAAGATCCAATTGCAAGATACAGAGTACTGAACAAGACATGGACAATACCAAGAGGTGTGAAAATTGACTTTGCTAAACTGTTGAGTTCAAAGGTCTCTTCAGAGGTTTACTTAAAGGCAAGAATTCTGACAAATTTCTTTCCTTACGAGAAGAACAACATCCTTATGGCCTTCGAAACTCTAATCAAAAGAAACCTTAACCCGCCTATCCTAATAGGGACCAGAGCTGGCAACTTATACATGCATGTAGTTGACCGGTTCTTTAAGGTCTGTATTGACGACAAGAGATTGGAGGAAGCTTTCGCACTCCACCCGCCCAGTAACGTCGATCGATTGCACGAATGGTATAGCACCAGGACAGGTGTACAAAAGAGTCAGTTAGAAGGCCTTGAACAATGGTGGCCGAACTTATCCAGATACTCAGCATCAATCAAACCAACATACAAACCAGATCCAAGTAACAACCTAAACAAAACCATGCAAGCAGGTCAAACCCTACTAGAGATGTTCAAGTTGTGCACTGGTTTGGTCTCACCTGACTTCCAAAGAATGGCAGACATCATACAATATTCACTGAAATCAAACTTCCTGATGAACAAAGATCTCACCAATGCGGAGTTAAGTGGATTTCTGAACAACTCACTAAGAGGTCAAAAGAAGATACAATGGCATGAAGTAGACTTCAGTAAATTTGACAAAAGTCAAGAAGAGGTGGTTTTGATGGTGCAGCTAGAGATTATGAGAAGATTACGTGTCCCACATTGGGTAATCAACCTGTGGGCTGACAGTCATCGTCATGGCATGGGAATATTTCACCAACTGGGCATCAGTTTTGGGATAAACTCAGCCAGAATCACTGGAGATGCGATCACTTTTCTTGGTAACACACTGGTGACGTTAACTACACTCATCTTTTGCTATCCATATGAAAAGGCCATTATGGTTGTAGCGGGAGGGGACGACGCTCTTGCAGCCTTCCCCACAGATGTTCATTTGCCTGACAATTCAAACATGATGGCTTCACTATTCAATTTAACCAGTAAAATAGAGAGTAGAGAGGATCACGCCATGTTCAGTAGCAAATTTGTCATATATGACAATTATAGATATACCTTTGTTGCCGATCCAGTAAAAGTTGTGATCAAACTGGGCAAGGAAGATGTGTTCTGTAAAGAACACATAGATTATGAAAATATCGTTTGTAGATCAATACAAAGAATATCTAGACCCGGTGATAAGGTATAGAGTATCAAAGGCTGCTCGTTCAAGGTACAAGAGTATCCTGAAAGACACAGACATATCAATCTTT